GTCCCACACCAAACGGTTAGGAACGGCAAAGAAAAACAAATCCATATAAAAATTATCCATCACTGGAAAAATCGGCGTAGCCATACGCACAAACGAAGAGGTACGCAAAGTAAACGTATCTCCAGGCAACGCCTCATCCGTAAAAATCGGAACCAGTAGGCCCGAAGAAAAAGTGGTCTTGAGACCACACGAACGATTAAACACCGACCGCTGTATATCAGCGCGCGGAATCTGGGCAAAACTATGCTGCCCATACGTCGTACCCTTTCCACCAGTAGAGGTAACACGGGCCATCAAACTGCCTCCTTAATAGCGATAGGCGGCTCAACCGCCATCTCCAAAAACTGCGAAGCCAACCCCAAGTTGACCTTCGCTTCATGCTGCTTCCACTCGCCCTTCTCGGGCTCCCACTCGCCTATCTCGAATAAAGTGTAATCGCCAGCATACCTATGAAAATCGGTTGACGAATCCTGAACCGCGCTCGTAAAACTCCTCAACGCAGTAGCTCTATTACGCGAAAAAAACGGCGTCAAAAAAGCGCCGACCTTAGAATCGAAAACACTAAAAACACACATAATAAACATAAAAATAAACCTCCTTAACATCAGAAAAACTGGTTAAATACTAAATCCTACGCTTAAAGAGCTTCAAACCAGCTTCACACACTATCTCGCGCGAGCGCAACCTATCCGGACTCAAGTCCTTGCCACGATTCGCCACTGCTCGGCGCCGCTTCACCTTGTACTCGTCCAGCTCATCGGCACCGAGCAGAGAATCGTAATACCTCGGGGGTCGAAAACGCTTCCCCTCATGCACAACACCGTCCGACGGAAAAACGTCAGACTTAAACTTAGAAAACCAAGTAGAACCAATACCCGGCCGCCGTGACATCGTCACATAAGGCGGCCTCAAAAACGAAACCTCACCGGTTTCTTCATCCACTCGCCCATACTCTTCTAGGGCAAGATCACCTGTAGCCTTCTTCATCACATACCTAGCGACATAGGCCGCAGACTTATACGAAAGCGCACCAACAGATGCAAAACCAAGACCCCAACACGAATCAAGAAGCGGAGAACGAAACAAAGGATTTCGACCATCATCCTTCCAAAGACTTCGATCAGCAATAAAGTCCAATCCAAAAATGCACGCATGATAATGGGGTCTCTTATTAAGCTCGCCATACTCGCCACAATGAAAAAAACGAAACGGACCGGCCTTATGCCGCAACCGCTTCGCAAACTTCTGCCAGTCCGCCAGCACCAGCCCGCCATCAGCGGGCAAATGCTCAGGCGAATACGTCAGCGTTATAAATGAATTCTTCGAATGCATTTGCGCCTCATGGACGCAACGAATAGCCCACTGTCGCGAACGCTCCAGACGGCAACCCTGACACTGGCCACAAGCCAGCTCCACCGGGAGGTCGACATAACCACCCTTCGGGTTGAAAACTATCTTCCCCCCGGCAGATCTATAAGCGTGGAGAGGATGAAAACAAACCACCTTACAGGCGCCAACCTCCACGCATCGGACGGGCTCTCATGTTCTTCCTAGCCACTCGAGTACCCCGCCGAAAATTCTTCCGGTTGCCCCTTCGGGACATCCTCTTACGATGATACGCCACAGCGAAACCTCCGAATAAAAGGACTGACCTCAACAAACCGGTCAGTCCACACAGTTAACATCAAGTAGACCAACTGTGAACGTGGGGACAATCCCCCACTAATCGAACAAACCCGCGGCGGGGTCAGCGCTCACTTGACGCTCCGCCACGGGCTCATCGGCGTCACCCGACGCCGAAACCTTCACCTCGGGTTCAGGAACCACCTTCGGCTCCGCCTCAGGCAATACAGGCTCCTTCGGAGCCACGAGTCCAAGCTCCTCAAGCTCGCTTCTCCTCTCAGGATCATAAACCATATCCAAAAACTTACCGGCATCATTATCTACATGATCCCGAATCTTGGGTGCAAAGCACATGAAAATCCCTTCAGCTTCACGAACGGAACTCAACGCGGCGTGGTAGTCCACTCCGCTCGAAAAATCCCCGTAGCGACCAGGCGCCGGGTTCATGTGCCCGGCCACAGCCGCACCAGCACTAATCCAAGAATCCATAATCAAATTCACATCCGTCGAGTCCTGTTCAGCACGCTTCACCAAAACCGGACCACCAGACGGATGACCAACACGCAAACGCTCAGTACGCATATCTACCTCTTAGCCGCGTTGCCAAGCTTCTCACGAATCCAATCCGGCACACCGTCCACGCCCTCAAGAAACTTCTTGGGCCAAGGACTCTTCCTAACCGAATCAAAAACACGTCGAGCCACGCCTCCAATCGTCGGCTTAAACTCCTTCACTTCCAGCTCAACCTTCTTTGTCTGCGCGCCAGCCTTCGCTGCCTCCGCATCCAACTTATCAGCCGAAGATTGCAACAACCGCAATTCAGACCTCAGCTTCATTGCACTCAACGCCGTCGTGCCCTGCCCGCCGGCAATACTAGGAATACCAACAGAACCAAGGGGCGGACCCCCTTTCGAACCCACATAACCAAGAATCGGGTTCAAACCCGCAGCAATCAGATCCGCCACCTCCCATTGGTGGCGAGTCTGCATCATTTTCTTGGTGTACTTCCACTGTCGCTTCTGAGCGAAGTGGGCAGCAATCGGCTGCGCAATCGCGCCTCCAATGGCGCCCGCAGCCATACCAATACCGGCCATTACGCCTCCTTCAAAATCCTGCAAAACTTACAATAAATGATCTTCCGCAAACTACTCATCACCCATCGGTGTCTACACACCATTAAAAGTGATCGATCATCCCAGGAACACCGAACGTCGGCATCGGCCGGGCACACTTAAAATCGAAAAAGAAATCACCGAAAAACTCGGGCTGCGACGGGACAGCAATCACCCGCGCAAACGGCGGGTTGTCCTCAATAAACGTCGCATTCAAAACCGGCAAAGCCGTAAACTCAATGCCCAAATGCCATTGATCAATCGAAACATCAGACGTACTCCGCATATGCCCCGACGTCGTCGAGGGCTTGTAGCGGTACTCCGCATAACGCTCCTGAAAACCAAAAACTAGCGCATCGTTCGCATCATCCTGATAATAAATCTCCTGATTCAGTACAGACTGCTCACCCAAATGCGCCAAAGCCGGCCAGAAAAAATCAAACCTAGTCTGCCGGCTAAACATCCTGGGCACACCCTGCTGATACGTCAAATCAGCTCGTACATTCACGAGCCCAAGAATAAGGCAATGTTCCGTAAACGACTTCAGGAAACCCATGCCTTCAAAACTGGCCGTAACATAACCGGCCAAATCACCAATCTTAAAACCCGTTGACTCTGCAGTAGTCGCAACCGGGTTCACATTGATACGGGTGGAGCCTCCACCCAAATACTCCGGCCGCTGCAAACGCTGATCCGGCGAAACGACCCCAAAATGGGATCGAATAATCTCGGTATACCGAGAACCACCTCGCGCATCGCGCTCGAGCAAACGTTGGATCTGAAAAGCCTCGCGAATCTGATTGATCGTAGCCGACGTAGCGGCCGACAAATCCGCAATCAACGGCGTCCCCGACGTAGGATCCAACAACAAATTAGGACTATTCCAGTCCATATCACCGACCAACGTCGGATTAGCGTTCACGTTGCCACCGGCAACACCACTCAAAACAGCATTAACACCCGACGTCGCACCATCAAAAGTCGGCAAACCGCTTCCCGCAATAACACCGGCACCCGTCACCGGCGCCGAAACACCAAGCGGAAGCGAAACAGCCGTACCCTTCTGGGTAAACGGCAAACACGACGTGAAGTAATCGTGCCTCTTACCACGTCTCAAAAGCTGATACTCAGAAAACGTGTCAGGACCGTTGTCCTTATCCACTACCACAGAATCTTGAAGATTCTCATCTCGAAACCACTCATTCCAAATGAAATTATACGCCCGATGCCACATGCTGGAAAAACCAGTCCCAGGCAAATTAACGGGCATACCGAGATAATCAGAAAGACTCTCTTCCTGAACACTCCCCGCACCCATGGTCGGGATCGTAAAAACAGTCGAGTCACCCGGGTCCGTCTGCTCTCCATTAAACTTCTGCCAATTGTCCCACACCAAACGGTTAGGAACGGCAAAGAAAAACAAATCCATATAAAAATTATCCATCACTGGAAAAATCGGCGTAGCCATACGCACAAACGAAGAGGTACGCAAAGTAAACGTATCTCCAGGCAACGCCTCATCCGTAAA